GAACGCGTAAAGCGTCACGCCGTTGGCGATGTTTTGGATGGTCATGCTTCGGCCCAGATTTGCGTGTCGTCCCAGATCGCGGTGTCGTCCCACAGGAACGAGCCGCCCGAGCCCGTCCAGCCCAGCAACTCAGCCAGGGTGATCGTGGCCACGGCGGGCACAGTGATGTCGTGGAAGTAGGTCGGCGTCTTCGCGCCGGGCAGCAAGATCTCAAACGTGTAGGTCGTGTGCGAGCCGCTGGTGCTGTTGGGCACCAGGGGCAGCGTGCAAGAGCCGTGGCCGTTGGTGGTGCTGAACTCCACCAGGGGCACGATCAGGCTGGCATTGACGATGTGGCTGGTCAGTCGCGCCGTGATGCGCGCACCCTCGACGGGGTTGCCGGACGGGTCCAGCAGCGTGCACACGACGTCACAGGTCGGGATGGTCATGTCGGTCACTCATCGGTGGTTGACTTGGTCGGCTTCTTGCCCTCGCCCCCTTTGGGATCAGGCTTTTGGCCTGGCGTGGGCTGGGCCGCTTCAGCGGCCTTCACATCGGCGTCGGTCAGGTTGCGGTAGGTGCCGCGCTCTTTCAGATCCCGCGCAGCCACACCAGGCGTGATCACGCCCTTGTCGATGTAGGTGGCATCGCGGGTGGCCCGGTTGGCCTCGACCTCGGACTGCTCGACCTCGGAGACCTGCCACAGGCTGTTGAAGTCAAAGCGGTAGTCGTCGGGCATGGCGCCCAACTCGGAGCGCACCAGGATCTGATCGAGGTACTCCAGCTGGGGCCGCAACTCGGTTTCCTGCTTACCCGACACCATGTCGTAGTAGTTGCGCACGTCGTTGTCGCCGTTGGCATTGAGGCCACCGGCCGACTGGCCGAACAGGCGCGTCATGGGGATGTCGCAGGCACCCGAGACGTCCACCATGAACTGCTGCAGGATTTTGTCGAGGTTGGCGAAGCTGTTGGACTTCTTCTCGTATTCCTCGGTGCCATCCAGCAGGAGCATGCGGTTGAACGACTTGAGCATGGCCGCCAGCTGGAAGCGCTTGGTGATCACCGCCTCGCCGTTCTTGGTGGCCAGCAGATCGCCCAGGCCCTCAGACTTGACCACGTCGACGTTGGCCTCGAAGAGCATCGTGGCGATGCCCCGCGTTGCCGTGTCGCAGTTGGTCAGGCTGTCCAGCGTGTGCTGCAGCTCGCTGTCGTCCCACATGGCGTTTGAGCGCCAGGCGAAGTACGGCAGCTTCTGGCCGTTGAAGCGAAGCACGCGGGTGTGGTGCACGCGCAGCGCCGACTCGGCCAGGATGTAGTGCTCCGGCATGCCGAAGTTCGGGCTCTCCAGATCCATGCACAGCGAGCCAGCAGGCGAGCAGCGCCACCGATCGATCACGTGCAGGTAGCGCAGATCGCCCTTCTTGATGTTCTCGACCTTGAGCGGCTTGGACAGATCTTTGTCGCGGGTGCCGATGATCACCAGGGCGCCACCATAGAGGCGCGACCAGCGCAGGGCCTCGTTCATCTTGGCTTTGATGCCAAAGCGCTTTTCAGCGCGCTCGATGGCGAACTGGCTGGCCTCGTTCTCGTCGTCGAAGACCACATGCCGCCACTCGCGGGTCATGTCGTCGGCCACGGCGTTGACGATCTTCTTGGCGAGCCAAGAGCCGCGATACATGTTCTCCAGCTCCATGCGCGTGAGCACACGGGGCATGCCATAGACCGAGTAGGACATCTTGTCCCGGTCGGTGCCCAGTCCTGCGATGACGTTCTCCAGACCATCGGCCACCAGCAGCTCGGCGGCGCCGCCAGTGACACCATCGCGCACGGGGCGCGAGGTGCGAGCCAGGGCCGCGCCTGCGGTCTTGACGTGGCGTGGCTTGCTCATGGTCGGGGTCTTCAGAGTTCGTCGTAAATGCTGCGTTTCTTGGCCAGCATGTCGTTGATGGCATCGACCATCGGGTCGATCTGGTCGTCGTGCGCGTGCGTGTCGTCAGCCGTGAAGGCCTCGCACTCGGCCACAAAGTCATTCGTGAAGCTGGCCGCCTCGGGGATACACACCAGGCCCGAGTCGATGAAAGACACGATGTCCATCACGCGGGTGAGCTTGTCGGTCGCTCGCTCGATGCCCTTGATGGGGATCGAGCCGCTGGACTGGATGTCCTGAATCAGGCCGGTGCCGCTCGACTTGTCCTCGACCAGCATCTGGCGCAGGGGCGAGTCGAAGTCGCCGCTCGGCTGGTGCTTGGCCCAGAAGGCCAGTGCCCGCCGCTTGAGCTCAGGCGCCGGCCACTTGCCCTTGATCAGGTCGAGCAGGTAGATGCGCCCGTCTTGGCCCAGGCCCCAGCACTGGAAGACGCTGAAGTCGTTGCGCTCACCGGTCTTCTGCGCCGTGTCGGCGAAGATCTTGCGAAAGCGCAGCGGTGGAAGTGCCTGGTAACGGACGAACTTGCCGCCCTGGATGATCCCGCCGCCCAAGGGTGTGGGACGCTGCTGGTACTGGCCGGTGAAGACGAAACGGTCTTTCTGCTCCAGCTCCAGCAAGTCGTCCAGCGGTTCCTTGTATGGCCAGTAGCTGAACCGGCCCGACTCGTCGCGTGGCTCCGTGGTGATCAGGCTGCGGTACTTCTCGGGCAGGGCCTGCACGTAGTCGTCATCGATCAGCGCCGGGATCTGGATGAACTCCCACTTGCCGGGCATGGAGCCCGCCTGGATGAACCCCGTGGGATCCTGCTCAGCCAGGCGCTGCATGATCACGATGATCGGCGTGTCCGGGTTAGCCTTTCGGCTCTTGACCGTCGACACCAGCTTGCGGTTGGCCGCGTCCCGCTTGGGCTTGCTGTAGGCATCCTCGACCTTGAGCGGGTCGTCGATGATGATCGCGCCCTGCCAGCCTGGCGCCATGTGACCAGCCCGAAAGCCGGTGATCTGGCCGCCCAGCGAGACAGCGTAGGTGCCGCCCACTTTCTGCCCGTCCTGAATCACGTTCCAGCGCTTCTTTGCCTTGGCGTCGTCAGCGATGGCCAAGGGCCACAGGGCCTGGTACTCGTCCGACTGGACGATGTCGCGGGCTGTCTGGCTGTTCAGCAGCGCCAGGTCGTCCGAGTAGCTGATGTGCAGGAAGCGGGCCCGAGGGTTCAGGGCCAGGCCTCGGGCGATCAGGTTGATCGAGACCACCTCGGTTTTCGACGAGCCCGGTGGCACGTTGATCACCACGTTCTTGAGCTCGCCACGGATGACGCGCTCGACCGTGTCGCAGATCAGCAGGTGGTGCCAGTTGACGAGGAAGTCGATGCCCTGGCGGTGCTTGAAGAAGACCTTGGTGAACTCAAGGTGGCTCTTTTCGCAGCGCTCACGAGTCCGGCGCAGGCGTTCCGCCCGGATGGCCTCCAAGCTTGGAAGCGATCCGTTCAAGAGCGTCGAGTTCGTCATCGGTCAGCCCCGAAAGGTCGGCGGGCACGCGCTGGGTTTGCAGCGGCGCGCCGTCCTTGCCGGTGACTTCCAATTTGGTGGTGAGCAATCCCAGATGGCGGCCCAGCAGGTCCAGGCTTGGTGTCTTGGGCGAGAGCTTGAGCACGAAATTGCCGTGCTTGTCCCAGCTCCAGCCGATGATCGCCCGGCGCACTTGCTCGGGCAGCAGCTTGATGTCGGCGGGGGACTTGATCTGAGCGTCACCCAGGTCAGCCGGGTCGTAAAAGGCCATGGCGGCCAGTTCACGCACCCAGCGGTCGGCTGTGACCTCGGTGCGGTGCTGCAGGTCCTTCATGCGGGCTTGGATCGCCGCCTGGATCTCAGGCTTGCGCATGAGTTCCTCGGCTGAGCACTTGGCCCACTTCTCGGAGTAGCCAGCGCGGCGGGCAGCGCCTGCAGCATTCAGGTCGACCAGGTACTCGTCCACAAAGCGCTGTTGCTTCGGGGTGAGTTTCTTGGGCGACATGGTGGGCTCCGGGATCACATGGCGGCCTCCCGTTCGGGCATGAAAAAGCCGCCTCGGTGGGCGGCTTGGACATCAATCTTCAGACAATACCTGAAAATGTACTCAACTGTCCCACGGGCGTCAAGTGGGTTCGACGCTGAGCAACGCCCTGCCTAACCCTGCGTTGCAACGGACGCCCCTACGGGTCGCCGCTGAACTTCCTGTTAGGCCTCAAGACCTGCGCGCACAGAAAGCAGGTCGGCCTCCTGCGGTCTGTGCTGTGCGGTAGCTGCCAAAATCTGGCGGCGCAGCCCTTCCAGCATTGCCTGCTCGTCAGTGCTCTCGCCCTCCAACGTGCCCAGCACTTTGTCGGCCTCCACCAGCAGGCGCACCAGTACGCCGCGCTCACCTCGCAGAACAGCAACATCTTCAAGCGCCGAAAGCCTTCCGTCGCGGTGTTCTGCGGCTTTGGCTCGCATGTCATCAAACCCGCATTTCGGGCAACCCTTCACGGGTTCTTCTTGCCCAACGAAGCCGCAGGTTGCGCACGTCTTCTCGACCCGCTGGGCCTCATCCAGCATTTGTTTCAGAATGCGCTCGGCGTAAATCTCCTGGGCGACAGGTACGCGCAGCGCGTCAGCAGCCCAACGGGCGCGAGACTTGGCCCACGTAATCCACTCGGCTGGGGTTTCAAAATCAGCCGTGTCTCGTGGGTTTGTATCGGCGATGCCATCAAGGGTTGCAAGTGCGTTTTGTGCTGCCTCACGCAGTGGCGCTGCAGCGCTCATGTTGCCACCCCCATCAGCATCAGAACGCTACGCAGCACAGACTGATTACCACCCCTGATTGCTGCAAGCACTTCTTGTTCACTCATGTTGCCGATCAGTGCAGCGTATTCCTGTGCTGCTGCCTTGATTGCGTTTTCCATGCTGTTCTCCGTTGCGTTGTTCGATGTGGTTATTGTGATTCATGAACATGATGCTTGTCAACAGCTTTTTGCATCACGTATACTTGACCCATGGAACAACCTAAAAACAAGGGTGGGCGCCCTCCAAAGCCTGACGGTGAAAAGCTGGTGCAGCGTTCTATCCGCTTGCCGCCTGACCTGTGGGCCAAGATCGACGCGCATGGCCTAGATTGGTTGCGTGCGGTCATCAAGCGCGCCAAACCACCAGCCGCCTAACCGGGCGCTCAAGCGGACGCCTTCGGCGCGCGCTTAGCTGGGGGGTTAGGCCCCTGGCGCTGCCTGCCGCTTGATGCGGTCCAGCGTCACCTCGTGAGCGCTCATACCGTCGCGCGGCTTGTCGCCAAACTGCTCGTACAGGCACGCTGTGTCCGGCAGGCGGGCCCAGGCCTGGTAGGTGTCGGCCGGGAACTCGTCGCCCATGAAGGTGAAGAAGCCCCTAAAGCTCCCGTCTTCGAAGAACCGGGCTTCGGCGTGGTGGTAGCCGTCGCACTGGTTCCACAGCAGGAACTTGCCGGGGGTCTGCGGCGCGGTGGCCTGGGGGAGGAAGTGGAGGTGGAAGAGCATGGTCAGGCCTTCGTGCAAAGCGGCGCCTTGGCGTCTGGGTCGCGGTCATCCGGGTGGGTGTGGCGCCTCAGGTGCGGCCACTCCGCGCCGTCGAAACCGCAATGGATGCACACCGAGTCGTCGTCGTACTCGTGGCCGGACGAAGAGCGAACGGGCCGGGGCGGCTCCAGATCGATGTCGTCATCCTCCGGCGTCTCGTCTTCAATCGGGAAGATCACGCCGCAAGCTGCACAGCGTTGCCAGTAGTCGTCCGGCGCGTCTTCGTCGTCGTACTGGTAGGTCTCTTTGCATCCGCAGCGTGGGCAGGCCATGGTCAACTTTCCTTCCCATCGAACCAGCACCAGAGGCCATAAGCCCCGACGCCACAGGCTGCTAGGAACCCCACGAGGTGGCGCCCAGAGGCAGAGTAGCCAGCGGACCAGGCCGCATAGATGGCGATGCCGTCAATCAATCGGCGCAGAGCGCGCCTGAGTTCTTCGCTCATGGTCAGGCCCTCACGCAGACTGCCGAGGCCGTTGCCCAGCCTTCAGGCCGATTCTTGAGCCAATGAGCGCCAGCGCCCTGGC